CTGCGCAAATCATCCTTGCAGATGGTCGGTAGCAACCATCGCAGGTTGAACGGTCGTGCCACCGGTACACCACGACCAGCGAGGATGTACCTGCTGGCATCAGGTCCTAGCATTGTCGTCCGTGGTGCGTGGTTCTTCAGGCGGTGTCACACCCATCGTCTTTGTATCTGACGGCCAGTAAACCCTGCCGCCTTTGTGATGCCCAACATGCGCAGTCGTATCCACGTAAACCTTGTGGCCCTGCTCGCCCGCACGCAAACAGAAACTCACATCTTCGCCCAACGCCCACTCTGAGCCGTCATCACCAAACCTGATATCGAAACCAAACCAACAGTTAGTACTGCCACCACTCTGATCAAACATCTGTTGCAACACGCTGCGGTGAATGAGCAGGCAACCAGTACCAGTCGCAGCGACCTCTGCCAGCTGGTTCGGTTCCCAATCCAACATCACCTGCGTGATCGTCTGCGGATTCTCAATGAACAAAGTAGGTATCACGCCATCAGCGGTCAGGATCACACACAACGCACCAAGAATCTTGATGTCATGCTCGACCGCTCGTGCAACCATCTGATGCATCAACTGCGGTTCAAACACCATGTCAGTATCGACAAACCACAACCATTCGGCATCCGTGTACGTCTTTAAGAACTCGTCGCACAACCTGTTGCGAGCCTTCGCAAGATTTGCTGTGGCCTCGAGCGCAACATAATTGTGCAGTAGGCGCAGATCAATCGGGTTGGGTGACTCCGGTGCATCAAGCGCTTCCCACACTTGCACTGCACGTTCACGATCCCACACATCAAGCTCCCAGAATGAACGCATGAACCGTGTTGAGATGTCGTGGCCTGTTGACGGGAACGCCAGCAGGACTTGTCCAGGGTGATCAAAAGTCTCTTGCATGTTTGTCCTTTGGTTGATCGGGGTTAGGTGGTGGTGCAAGCAAGCCCACTGCTTGCACCACCCATCCTAGTTAACTCAGGAAAGAACCTGCTTGAAGCCTGTTCCCTGAAGGTTGCAGGTGGCCACTGGGTAGCGTCCTGCGGTGAATGCCGAGTAGCCGTAGGTCACCATTGTGACGTTCAAGCTGGCTGCGGCAACCTCGTTGAGGGTAAGCCCGATAGGTGCTGATCCATCTTCCATGAACAACACATCGGCCTTGCGGGTGATGATGATCCGATCCTCATCGGTGCTGGCACCGAGAACGATTGGGACACCAGCGTCAGTTACGACCGGCACACCGGCGATGGAACCAACTGGCCCATATCCTGCGGCAATTCCAGCGCCAGAAGCGTTGAAGGAGTTGTAACCCTCGATGGCGACCAACGGACGCAGCGACGAGTCAGACTGGGCGCACAGCCAAGCCCAACGACGAGGGTGCATGACGATGAGGTCTGCTGCTGCGTAGCGTGCGGCGTTGACCTTGCCAAGACCATTGTGGATCGCAGCAACAAGCGAAGCGCCAGTTGTTCCGGTCCAGCTGGCGGTCTGCACCGAGGTCGTGTTGAGGATACCGAAGTGGCCTCCAACGGTTCCGTCACCAGAGATGGCAGAAACGTTGACCTTGGTTGCGTACTGCTGATAGAGATCAGCTAGGAGAATCTGGCCGATACCGGTTCCACGGTCAATGGACTGGCGTGATACAACCTGCTGGCCAGCGAACGTCCGCACTGGAACAGTGAGATCGGACTCGGTGAATGTCTGGTTGGTTACTGCAACACCCTGTGTTTCCTGTGCGGCAACACCGGTTGAGGTAGCGCCACGAGGGATCACCATGTTCATGCCCTGCGCTGGCAGTGCAACCTTGGTGACAGCCTCGAGGAAAGGCCGACCGGATGCAAGCGTCGCAGCGAACTGCTCTGTGAGGTACTGAGGAACAACAAGGCCACCGAAGTTGCCAGTTGTTGAACGGTACTCAGCGAGTGCTTCATCACGGGCACGAGCAAGACGATCAGACGCAGCGTTGTCATTGCCGAACTTCGCAGCAATAGCATCGCTCAAAAAGTCATGCTCGGAATCTGCACGGTAGGTCTTCTCTTCTGAAACAACACGGATGTTCATGGGTAGTACTTCTTTTCTGACCTCAGCGGCCTTGTCGGAACGGGTAGCAAGATCCACGAGGTCAGACTCACGAGCCTGCAATGCGGTGATCTTGTCATCAATCTCACGAAGCTCAGCACGAGCAACATCAAACTTTTCGGTTTCTTCAGCCGTCATATCTGAACGGCCTTCGGTTTCAGCCAAAGCAAGGATCGCCTCGACTGCTTCTTGCGACGCATCACGCTCATCAAGCGCTGCGCTAATCAAACTACGGATCTGCTCCAACATCTGTGGAACCTTTCTGTTTAAGAATGGGATCAGCTTGTGGCTTCAAGTGGACTGCATGTGCCAGGAGGCGGCATGCGTTCCGGCTTGTTACCGGCGTGCTGGTATTGCTGCGAGCTGGCGTTTCGCCATCTCAACCGAACGACCTGAAGCCTGCTCGGAAACTTGCGCATCGTTACGAACCTTTGCCACCGTGGCAGGGTTCGCCGGATACGTCACCATCGACACATCAAACAGTTTCAACTCATAGATTTTGCGCATTGAGTAATCATCGTTCCACTCGTCACGCAGAACACGAAATGCAAAAGACATCTGGTCCATGTCGCCACGTTCCATCGCAGAACGCAACGAAGCGCTCACAGGATTAGACGGGTCGAGCTCGGCCATAACCCTCAAGCCAATATCATCAGATGTCAGCGTCATCGTCCCAGACTTGGTGCGTGCCAACGGGATACCCTCATGGTTGATCAGCAAACGCACATCAGCTTCTGCAGCCGATTTCGTTGCGGCACCAGCGGCAATGATCTCAGTGAACCCGCCACGCTCAACATCACCAATGTTGTAAGCGTAATCGTAAACAGTTGCGTAACCCTCGAGGATCGCACCACCATCAGGGGTTGCACGCACCTCAAGCTTTTCAAGCTTGCGCACCTCACGCTCAGGTTTCACACCACGCTTAAACCCATCAATCTCAACCACAGGTTCAGGCTCAATCTCAACCACAGGTTCAACCTCAACCTCTGGTTCAGGTTCACCTTCAAGCAAACCTGCAGGGATCACCCACAGCTTGCACAACCCAGCCGCAGCGATCTCACCGCTCACAACCTCACACATGCCTTCCATGAAGAACACACAGTTACCACAAGCAATGCCATCGCCCGCACGCTCAGACTCCGCCTCATAGCCGCAGCCATCAGCGCCAGCAGTCTGATCGTACTGGCCGAACACCTCAACAATCGACTCAGTACTTTCGTACTGCGCTTTCTGGCGTGGGCTCAACGGATACATTTCCAGATCAATCATTCGTGTGCTCCTGTCAGCTTCAGATGCATACAGTGCTGCGATCTGATCAACTGCTTCTGCTCTGCTGCCATGGCAGCCTGCTAATGAATTGTCATCATCTTTGCGAACACCCCACGGTTCAGAAACAGAACAGCCCGCATCTTCTTCCACCACATGCCAAGGCATCAGGCAATCACCTGGTCAACAGGCAAAGGCTGATCCTCTGCAGTCAACGGTGGAAGATCCTCATACGCTCTGGCCTCGTCAACTGTGAGGAAACCAGAACCGATACCAACAGCATGCGCCGCATATCTCGTACTGAGATCGGAGCGCAACAGCCCGTCAACATTAAACTTCACACGCTGCGCCCTTGGCACCAGCGTTGAAAGCGCATCTTCAATCGGGATCAGGTACGGCATCAGACCAAAGGACAACCAGTCCGCCGCACGCTGCTCACGGTTCGCATAAGTAACCGAGCTACCAGATGTGGCGGCACCGACAAGCTCCGGTGGTATGCCGTAGATGCGTGCGATCTGCTCGACCGTGAACCGTTGCGAGTCTAGGAACTGTGATTCATCTGGCGAGATTTGCACCCGTTCATACTTGAGCCCACTGCCCATGATGGCGGGTTCACGGTTGCCTTGTGTCGCATTGATGAACGCACCCTTGATACCTTGAGCCTGCTCAGGAGTCAACTCACTGTCGGAGTAGATGATGGCGTTAGGGTTGCCACCACTGTTGAAGAACTGCGCACCGAACTGCTCAGCGCTAATACCAGAACCGATAGCCTGCTTGGCACTCGATATGGGACTCAGGCCCATTGGCATACCAGGCATCACAAACATCGGCATGTGCCACAACGGACCGTTAGGCCAACGGTTAATCCGCTTCTCATTAATCTGTGTGGTCCACTCGCCGTCAACATGCCGCCATTGGACGCTGGCCGGGTCGAGGATCTCGACTGTGACAGGGAACCCGTTAACACCAGTTTCAGTAACCAAGCCGTAAGCGTTGCCGTCCAACAACAACGAGCTCCACAGCTGGTACAACCATGTGGTGATGTTGACGTTTGGTGCTGGCGCACGAAACAGCGAACTAGCCGGCAACTGTGTACGCCCACCAGGGCCATCACGGTACTGATCCAAAGGCAGAGTCGAACCCACACCCGCAAGGAGTCGCACGCACGCCCACACTGCAGCCAACCGCATCGCCGAACTGGAATCAACGATTGGCGCACCAGTCCGCATACGCATCTGATTCACCGCAGCGATAATCGAATCCGGTGTAATCGCACGCTGCTCACGTTTAAAGAAACCCATCAGGCACCATCAATCAGAAAGCCCACAACGAACAAACACACGCCAGCAACACCAAGGGCCATGATCGGTGACACCAAAAACACTGCAACACAAACAGCCATAATCCCAGCAATCTCCAGAACGGTAGCAAGAGCATCTTTAAACATTGGCACCGCCCTTTCTAGTATGCGAACACCTGCGGGCTAACAACAGCAGCCACAGGCAACAAAGCTCGAGCAATCGTCACAGCAACCAGCGGTGAAATCGGCACAACAGAAGATCGCAGATCCCACGCCCACGCATCACCCAACTGGCGTTCCGCAGCATCCGCTGCAGCAACATCCAACGGTCCCTGATTATCAGGCCGACTCAAACGCCCCTCAATCACATCAGCAAAAAACCCGCCGCACGCCTGCTTGTAATCAACCGTGTTCACCTGGTGCAACAAATCGGCGCTGATACCAGCATCACGAAACGCAGCCAACACAGGACCAACAGCAGCGCCCGTCGGGCCCGCACCATTACAACCAACAGCAGTCGGCTCCCAACGCTCAACCAGCTCAACAAGCCGAGAAGCCAACCAGCCCGTACCCTCACGATGCTCAATCACCTCAACATACGGTGCGCTAATCGAACCAGCAGCAACAGCAACACTCGCATACTCGCCACCACGAGACACATCAAAACTGATCGTGATCTCACCCACACCCAACACCGGTGGCCGGTTCGTCAAAGTACGAGACCACGCCAACTCAGGAATCTTCGCAGCCTTAAACCGCAAACTATCCGGCTCAGAATCCCACACACCCAAACGCTCACGAGCAAACTTCTCATCACCCATCGCACTCTGCTCAGCATCAATGTAATCAGCAGAAATACGAGTACCGAACGCAGGGTTAGCCAACGCCACCAAGCTGCGATCATTCACATCTAACCGCTCACTCGTACAGTTCCCCTGGTCATCAAGTGTGACCCGCTCAGCAGTGTGCTCCAAATAGGCCAACCGCCCAGCGTCACCCGCAAGGGCACGCCGACGGATCTTCCACAAAGCAGACGAAGTACTCAAACCAGCAGACGACGCATACCAAACCTGCGGGTTCGGATGCGTAGACAACACCGGCAACGAAGCCGCAACATGCTCAGCCTGCAACGCATACGCCTCGTCATAAACAACCAAACTCGCACCAGCAAACCCACGACCAGCGCCACCAGTTCGAGCCCGATACTTCAACCGGGCCCCAGACTTCAACTCGATACCCTGCTCACCATTCGCAAACCTGATACGAGCAACCTTCGCAGACAGCTGCTTATTCGACTCGATCAAACTAACCATCCGCAAGAACGCCTCGTTAGCGGTAGGAAACTCATGGGCCGTGTGGATGATCAACTGCTCATCAAAGATGAACAACCCTGCAAGTTCCCTAGCTTGGATCGTCTCGCCCTTGCCATTCTGCCTTGGCTGCACATCACAAACTTCAAACGCAGACCAAGTGAAATCATCACGCTCAGACAACGCCACACGCAACGTGTACCGCTGCGACTCATCCAACAACATGCCAACCGACTCAGCCAGCTCTATCGCCTCTGTCGCTGCGTCTTGGCTGTGAACGCTTACCGGCAGATGCAGAATCTGCGGCACCTGAACGCCTAGCAACTCTGGCCGCTGCAAGATCGTCAACAGTAGAACCCTCCACACCCGAACCCTCGAGCAACGCAAGCTTCGCCAACACCATCTGCAACCTGGCACCCAACGCAGCAACCGCCTGCGGAGGAGCAATCAACAACGTTTCAGCCAAATGAGCCCGCAACGCCACCAAAGCCCTGCGCTCATCACCCGAATTCACCTCATCAACAAACGAATCGACCATAAACACACACCCATTCTCGGCCCATTAATTAAACCCAAAATGCGTTTATCGGCCTAATAGATCCATTCTCACAAGTTCCCAAAAACCAGATTGCTCGACGTTGAACGCACAGCAACCGAGCCGACCACAAACCCAAAAAACCGCTAAAAACCGCCTATGCGGCCACCTGTGGCCTCTCAAGGGTACTCAGATATTTCGACCTAGAGAGAGATGAGA